CACCATGTAAACATACCGCGATTCTTGCTACAGCTTCACCTCTGATACGTCTGCAGTGCCTCTCTGATACATGCGCAAGATAGGCCACCTTATACCATGGCTTGCTATTCAAATACTTTTCTCGGATAATCGTTGCTTCTGATTCTGGAAGCTGATCAATCGCCCTGTCAATATTCCTAATGCAACTCTTCATTCGTCGAACCCTCTTCTTTAAAGTTCCCTCATACTCAACATTCGTTAAGGCCAGCTCTTCAACTATATTTGTTATTTTGTATGTCTCGGATGTCTGGATCCCATCATACGAGATTCCGACCATTCCGTTATTTTTATCTATTTCACTCAACTCTTCCGTCATACTCCGGATGTTAAGCTTCAGGCCGTTATAGTTAAACAACAAACTCTCTGTTGATTTATAATATTTGTCATGCACTTTATACTTCAATTCCCATCTTTACCTCCAGTACGCGATGTCGTTATTTGTTTAATTCGCAAGCCGCTTTGTTTTCCTGTACTCTTCCTTAAGAATTCTTAGAGCTGCATTCTGACTTATCTGGATGCAGTTATTGATGTTTTCCATGAACTCTTTCATCTCCTTCTCAGTCATATACTCCTGGTAATTGATCTCAGCATAAATATTGACCTTACCACCTTGCACCAGCTTTTCAGGTTCATCAGTTGATATGCTAAACAGTTTTATCTTTTCATTTTTATCTACCATTACTATTCCTCCAAAGTATTTTTTTATATCAGGTCTTCCAAACCTCTACACAATCTATAGTCATCTTCGATCATCTGAAAGAATTCAGCATCTGTTCTTCTACTTTCATTCAAACCATCAACTATTCTTTTTCCAAATCTTTCATTTACGCTTTCGCATACAAGGACCTCGGCCACTTCTTCCCTAGCATAATTGTCCGTCATAATAATCTTAGCCATTATTCAACCACCTTTCCATCTTCATCTACTATCACTCGCCAACCACAACTACACCATCGTTCAAAATAATCATCCTCGATGACCATTCCATCCTGGCCAGTAGTCAAAGTCTCTTTTCCACATTCAAGACATACTCCATACTTCTCCATGAGCTTCAAAGCTTTTGCTATTATCATATTTCTACCTCGATCCCATGTTCTTTCAATTGGACTATCCACCATGCCTTCACTTCTTCAGAACAATGCTCCATAGCATCTTTCCATGTTGGATACCGTCCATTCTCCATATAAAACTTTGTTTGATAATACAGCGACCGCTGATTATGCGGCTGTTCCGGATTATGCTTAGTAGCACACTCCGGACAAGTTCCTTCCTTCGCTGGTAGCAGTATCATTTTATCTGGTCCTATTACTTCCATCACTCTACCTCCTCAATACTCTCAATCACGATATATATACCAGGTATCTCAGCCCAGAACTTCTCAGTGATCTCACTGCACACCTGACAATCATCCTTCCAGAATCCTAGATCAGTCATTACATCCTTGAGCATCTTCTGTAGGTTGTCTGTGTCTGGCTTCGTGATCCTATATTCTTTGTCTTTATGTTTACCAGTAACTGGGAACAACCACTTCGTCATCATCCTCACTGGACCTTCTAATTTTTCCTCCGGCACATGCTTTCCCAGGTGAGCTTGAAGTTTTACTCTTGCAGCTTTCACTTCTGCTGGTTCATAAAACGATGGCTTGCCCTTTACCACTCTAACCTTTTTCATTTGATGGGTGGAGGTTGGTGGTGACATGGCCATAAAAAAATCTATTCTCATTTTGCCTCCTCTTGAGTATTCTCTAAGAAATCAAGTACGACACCAACAGCCTCAGCAAATTCTTTATTTCCATCATTTGAATATCCCATGTCAAGATCTGTTTCTGCAATACCTTTGTTTACTTTTAATATTTCAATCGCTTTTTTTAAATCCATTAACATCCTCCATATGTAAATCTATTTTCAGTTTTCGTTTTTTTGTTGTGTTGTTTGAAAAAAACTTCGTCATGTAGTGTAGGGGAGGAAGGTGTGGTGGGCAGCGCTTAAGCCCACCTTACTTACCCCCTACATGACCGGCAGGGAAGGGAAATAATATATATATATATATATACTTTTCTTCCCCAGGGAAAAAAACATAAAATCCTGTTTTTTTCTTCCCTAGAAAGTGCGAGGGAAGAAAGGAAAAAAACATGTTATTTTCCGTAACTGAGTCAGGGAAAGGAAGAAAAAAGTATGTTTTTTTCCTTACTCTAGCCCTAGGGAAGAAAGGGAATTTTCCTGTTTTTTTCCCTTCCCTAGCTTTCTTGTTCTTCATCCTTTTTTGATACAATATTATTTTCGATGATGTATTCACCATGTTCTTTTAGTCTACTTCTGACTGTTTTGTCCGTAACATCCATATATTCAGCCATACTTTCAATAGTTACTGGACCATCAAACACACATGCAACAAATGCCGTTTCTGTCTGCTCTTTGCGCTCTTTTTTCTTGTCTTGCTTCGACTTCCTCCCGGTCATTGCCTTCTTCCAGGGAGGCGCATCACCATCAGAACCAGCATCTTTCAATACACCACTGGTATCTACTCTATGTATCGGGTAATCAAACCAGAAATTAACTGGAGCAAACTTTGGAAACTCTCTTAGTGTTCCTTCCATTCTCCATGCTGATCGGTGCTTAAGTTGCTTCTTAGCGGTTTCAACATCCTTCAACATGGCATTATATATCGTCTTGCTCAAAATCTTCTCACATTCTTCCAGGAGCCTTGCAGCGGTCACCAAAACATCCTGTGATATCTTGTCCAGCTCATCCTCTTCATGTTTGTTGAGGTATTTGATACACACATCACAAATGGCACTATTCTCTTGTTGTGTGGCCAAGGCTTCACTGACATCAAGCTCAATCAAATCTACAAGAGCATCTGGATCCCTGGCGAAAACTCCAGAGCCGGAAGCTCTATCCATAGACTTCTTCTGGCCTTGTGTACCTTTACTATGGTGGTGGCAATAAATAACAGCTGAATTTAACTCAGTACATATCCTGTCAAACTGATTACAGAAATGAGCCATCTGATCTGCACTGTTCTCATCACCTGTTATAACCTTATAAATAGGGTCAATCACAATTGCTATATATCTTTTTTTCAAGGATCTTCTTATAAGTTTTGGAGCAAGTTTATCCATAGGAACAGCCTTACCTCTCAAATTCCAGATATCAATATTATCAATGTGATCTGGCGGTAATCCCAGGGCTTCATACACTGACTTGAATCTATGTAAGCAGCTGGCTCTATCAAGTTCAAGATTGACATACAGAATCTTTCCTCTATTACAATCCCACTGCAGCCATTTACTTCCTTCAGCTATAGCTATGCAAAGCTCAATCAATGAGTATGACTTACCTGCCTTCGAAGGACCGGCCAGCAGCATCTTGTGACCTTGCCTCAACAAACCCTCAATCAGTGGTGGTGACAGTTCAGGGAGATTGTCCCACACACTGGTCAATGATTCAGGCTCTGGGAGATCATCATTGATGTCTTCAATCCATTTCTTCCATTCATCCCAATCTTTCTTGCCAATGTTAGTATCAACAAGAAACTGCTTGTGGCCATTCCTCATGACACCTGGCATCCTCGATAATCTGGAAGGATTTCTGTTTTGAGTATCTACCTTCAGACCATTCTTTCCACATACATCATAGAGGTAATCAACTCTCTTCCTGTACTCATCATAGGTATCTGCATCTATCCTTACAATGGCATGAATACTCTTCTTTCCTGAATGTACCAGACATGCAACAGGAAGCTCAAGCTCCCTTACAATTGCATTCTGCTTTTCAATAGTTGTTTCATCAGATTCTATTAATGCATATCTGTAATCAGCTACATTATCATTTCTTACACCTTGTCCATCAAGAGGGTTGAATCTTATCCAGGCGCCAACTTCTTCCTTGCAATCGCCAATTACTGCACCAATATCTCCATCACATTTGTTCAAGGCTTCAATTAGCTGACAAGCAGTTCTGTCCCAACATCCTTTAGTTGGAAAAAATTTATCATCCTTTTTCCAAGACTCAGTCACATATCCAACATTATCATCACCTTCAAACAGTATTGATAGGTATTGGATCAGCTGCTTATGTGGTTCCCATATTAAGGGTTCATGCACTTCCTGACCCTCAATCCAGTTCTTATCTATTATCTTCAATTCTTCATGATCTCTGCCAATCTCACTGTCCCAATCAAGGGACTTGTGCTCAAACTTTACCGGAGGTTCCCAGCCATAATTCTTAGCCATCTGCACAAGTGTTCCAGCTGTAACGGGATTGCTGATATCCTGTTGAAAGGAGTCCCACTTGGTGAAACATTCTCCACTGTGATACCTTTTCGTATCTCGTCTGCTCCACTCATCCCAATCACTGGCAGTAGCTCCTGTGTGCTTAAGAGCCATCCCTATGGAAACCCATTCGCTGTAGTTGAGCATTCCTGGATCTATATATTCTAGTAATTCAACCTCTTTAACCATCTTAAGCTGTTTCTCCTTTGTAGGTATGTGGATCAACTGATGATGGAACTCTCCATCTATTTGCAGCTATTCTGTTTATCAAATCTCTTGCGTTGCTAAACTGCCATGTTCCTACATTCTTGAAGCCCTTTTGTTCTAGAAACCTTATTTGCTTTGGAGTAGTAAGACCTTCGTTTCTTCTCTTATCTAGCCTGTCCAATATTTTTGCTGCCTTTCCTGCACATTCAACCTGGTCTGGGAATATTCCAAGTTTTTCAAGGGACTTCACTTGTTTATCTGAAGCTGGTCCCATCTCCCAACCAAAAGCTGGTACATATCCAGCAAGGTCTTCAGCTTGAATACTCATCTCGAACTGCAACGGATCCACAAGCTTTCTCTTTCTATTTCTCATTTCCTTAAGTTGTTTGGCCAGTGATTCCTCACGTTCTGAAACAACATCCTGCTCCGCTGATTCAACCACTGCTTCGATATCTACAGGACATCCTGCTTCTTCAATCTTCTCTGTCATCTTCTTGGCCACTTCTTCACTTTCACAAATCAAGTGTGCCGGATGACAAAGCTCATGTCTTTCTGAATTCCAGAGGAAGTCTAAAAGCAGCAAATCTTCTTTCCCTGGAGAAAGCCGGGTACCTCTTCCTACCATCTGACAATAAAGACTTCTTACTTTTGTAGGTCTCAAGACCACTATGCAGTTTACCGCTGGACTATCCCATCCTTCAGTCAACAACATTGAGTTGCAAAGAACGTTGTACTTATCATTCTCAAAATCTTCAAGGACCTCTGCTCTATCCTGGCTTCCACCATTTACCTCTGCAGCCCTAAAACCTTTAGTGTTAAGAATTTCTGTCATCTTCTGACTTGTCTTAATAAGAGGAAGAAATATAACAGTCTTCCTGTCATAGCAAGTTGTAACCATCTCTTCAGCTATCTGCTCCAAGTATGGCTCCAATGCATTTCCTAGATCTCTTGTACTGAAATCACCTGCTTGTTGTGCCACTGATGTTAGGTCTAACTTCAATGGAATCGTCTGTGCCTTAATTGGTGAAAGAAATCCTTCTTTAATAGCTGCTGGAAGAGTGTACTCATAAGCAAGGCTTTCAAAATACTCTCCCAGGTCCCTCATATCTCCTCTATCTGGAGTTGCAGTTACACCTAATACATGCGCATCCTCAAAATAATTAAGGACCTTCTGATAACTAGATGATAAACAGTGGTGGGCTTCGTCGACTATGATTACATCAAAGTGATCCTTCTTAAACTGATTGAGCCTTTTATCTCTCATCAATGTTTGAACACTTCCAACTACAACTCTGAACCAACTGTCCAGGGAAGTGTGCTCAGCCTTTTCGACTGCACACATTAACCCTGTAGATTTATTCAATTTATCAGCTGCCTGGTCAAGAAGCTCTCCCCTGTGAGCTAGAATTAAAACTCTCTTGCCGGCTTTGACCATGTCTTCAGCTAATTTACAAAACACAATTGTCTTTCCACAGTTATGCGTTATTGTGAAATCATCAAGCAAATATCTATTATCACTATCAACTGTGAAACCATAGTACTCATCATTTTGAAGACGCTCAACGTTGAATCCAGTTCTTAACACACTTTTTTTCTGTAGCCTTCTTGACTGTTTTTTTCTCTCGACTTTGCAGGGAATGATTGAACAGTCCCCACTAATGGATACTCTATGATATATCCCGGTGAATCCTGGGCAACTCTTTTCACATTCAGTTATATAGGCTGCCAAGCCTGCTGACCTACACATGAATGCTAAATCTTCTGATAACTGCCTTGATTTAGATATAAAATCATAACCACCACCATGATCTGAACCATCAGTATCAATAAGTCCTGCAATCACTTCTAGCCTAATTTCAATAGGAGCTGTTTTGTAATCTTCTGGAACGAATTTGTTACCAGATCGACATCTTCTCATTCCAAGATTAGTCAATTCTTGATGCAATCTACTTCCTTTGCAGCCAACTCCATCACCTTTGAAAATATAGGTTTTTGCTTTTCCTGCATCTTCAGCATGTAAATACATTCCATAGTTGTCAGCTTCCTTCTCAAGAATTTCAAGGATCTCTGGATCAGGTGTAGTGACATTGATTGTATGACCAAGCCCCCCATCTCCAAGTAGAACCCCTACAAAATAAGGTGAAACAGTCATGCAGCTATTTCTGTTTTCAAATTCATGAATCATTCCAGATCTAATTAGTTTATGCAAGTGCTTCTGATTATTAGACCAGGCAGTCCATTCCTTTACAGTGACATCAACCAATTCCCCTTCTCTTTTCTGACAAGGATATTTAGGATTCTTTCTTTCTGAAGTTCTAACCAAAGTCAATTTATGGTCTTCATTAACAATGAAGGGTTTTCCTTTAACAGGTGTAATTCTATACATAGCTCCAGCTCCGTTTGTCAAATGTAGAACATTTCTTGCTTCTCCATCTGCTCCCAAAAGTTTATCTCCAATTTTTACATCTTCGACAAGCACATTGCTTCCGTTCGAGAGTAATACTTTTTGACCTTTTGCATGACATCCCGTAGGTAGTACCAGGAGAGTTCTTTTGATTTCTTGCCACTGCTGCTTAATACTCTCCTTTGCTTCTTCTTGGTATTTTCTCAGCTTCATATGGCATCACCTAAAACTTGCCTTGGTTCCAGTTTTGTTGCTGAGAAGGTTGTTGGCCTTGTTGTTGAGGTTGCTGCTGATATTGTGGAGCTTGTTGACCAACTGGTTGCCTCTGAACTTCATTTGGCTCATAGAATTCCTTTATCTCATTTGAATACTTTTCCTCGCCGTTCTTATCTTTCCACGCTCTAGGTTCAACCTTACAGACACCTCTTGATCCAATAACTCTATTCCAGTCCATCTTTAGCTTTTCTCCCTTTTTTCTCTGTCCGATTCCCATGAAGAATGCACACAAAAATCCTTCTGTTTTCGTATGTAAAAACAAATTATGTTTAATAGTTACATCACCTTGAGGTGAATTAATCTTCACATGAACTATTGCTTTATTACACGGTGGCATCTTTTCACTTCCTGCATGTCTAGCTCTTTCAAAACTTACTACCTCAAAATTATAATCGCCTCCTGCCAATATAATAAACTCCGGTGAATCATTTTCAATAGTATCTTCCCATCCAAATTCTCTCTCATTCATATCTATGCTTCTCCTCTTCTCATTTTATTTATAAAATCAAATATCAATTCCCATGCTCCAACTAAACATCCGTCTATAAAGCCCGGATCATAATTCGCTATCGGAGTATCAAAAGTATAATAACCTCTCTTGCTTACTGCTCCTCTTATTTCAACACCTGTTACACTGTTTGTTATCATCATGTCCGCAAGAGCTTTCGGAGCCCCTTCTGTATCGAGTGTTGATTCAGCTGGAGGATCGTTGTTGAATATCTCGTCCACCTTTTTTCTTTCTTCTGCAGTAACTGGCTGGAATACTCCGGCAGTCACTGGATCGGGTGTAGGAGGTGGTGTTACATTAACAGGTGATTCTGTAACATTTTGCTGTGTATTCGTAACTTCAGGGGGGTTACTTGTTACACTAGCAGCTGGATTCGTAACGCCAGCTATCATTCCTGGTTCGATGCAATGTCTTATTTCGTTGTAGTCCATTGGGATCTCCGGAGGAAGTCCATCTCTGTTCTTTGCATCCCAACATGGATGGTGAGATGTATACATCACTCTGTGGCCACCTTGAACCTTGTTCTTTCCTTTGTCAGCACCTTGGCCATCAACATTGACCACATAAGTCTTATAGTTGGCAAAGAGGACCATGTCAGCCCATTCCTTCACTAGTGGAGCGGTCTTTTTCTGAAGTTTAAGTTCCCATCTATCGTAGGATCCCATTTCATCTGGCTGATCAAATTTTCTCATGGTTGCATGAGCATTTAAAACTACATTCATTCCTACTTCAATTAGATCTTCAAGTAGATTAAGAAGTCTTCCAAACTCTTCAGCTAAATATGTGTAACCCTTTCCCCATCCAAAACCTTCTATACCGTTCTGTTGATGCTTTGAACAAATTTCATTGATGCATAGTATCTCGGCCCAGTCAGCAGTATCAAGTACCAATGTCTGATATTCAGTTCTATTCATCTTGAAGTACTTCAACTGTTCTATCAACATTGAAAAACTTGAAGGTCTGTCCGTTCTTGCAACATCCAGTTTCTTTGTACTACCCTCAGTATCTACAAAGACTGGCTTTGGAAACATACTGGCCAGAGTTGACTTTCCTATCCCCTCAGGTCCATAGATTACTACCTTCTGAGGACTTACAATCTTTCCGTGTGTTATATTCATTAGAACTCTCCTACTTTGAATTTTGGTGCTTCAAATATCGGTGCATCCTCACCAACTACATAACCATCTTCAATAATTATGCTGCACTCATCTCCAGTTGAAACTCTTGTAGCAATGACCTGTAAATCTTCCTGCTCTAACCATGCTCCAAACTCTTGAAGTGTATCTGTATCCATCTGCTCCAATTTATCCATCAATACGAAACCGCAATCAGGATTAAGTTTCCTTACAATTGACGTGGCAACTTTTAGCTGCTCAGCTCCAGACATGCAATCCCACTTGTTCCCCAGGTAAGTTAATTCTCCATCTACTACGGAAAGTCCAGGAAGAGGAAGATTTGCATTCTTGAGAAGGTCCGTCTTCTCTTTCCTCACAGCCTCTATATCCTTGGTGAGTCCTACATACTGTTTATCGAATTCTTTGGCATCGTCTTCAGCCTTTCCTTTGTCCAGATTCGCTCTAACTTTAAGGTTAATTGTTTCAATATCTGAAATGTTCTTTTCTAGTTGTTCTGTACTTTCGTCTTGAAGTTCTGTGACAGTCAGGTTTGCAACTCTGATATCTTCTTCAATTACATTTTTTGCCTTAATCATTTCAGCAAGCTTCTTTTCTGTATCTGCTATAACTGAATTTGCATGAACAAGCCTATTTTGATTCGATTCAAGTTGGTCCCTTTTCGTTTTGTTTTCACCATTCTTTGCAAGGATCTGTTGTTGCTGCTGAATTAAATCAGTAATGGACACCAGGTCTTCAGGTGCATCCGGGTACACTTCCATCTCTTTTGCATATTTCTTTTTT